CTCAAGAAGAGGCTGATGCTGCTCTTAAAAAGGCACAGGAAATGCTTGAGACTGGTGACATGCCGGAAATTCCATTGCCTAAATCAAGTAATAAAACAAACGAGGGCCTTTTTAAAACAAAAGGCTTTGGATTTACTACGATAAATAACTAAAATTACTATAACTCTGAATGAAAATCGTTAAAACATTTGAAGATTTTAAAAATAACCTCTCACAAGTTTCGGAAAAAGCTATCTCAGGAGGCGCCGTAACTAAAGAGACTGCCAAGGAAGGCGAACTTGCCAGATTCACAGTAGTACTTAAAGCGACTAGCGATAATGATGCTACAATCAGTGATGCTAATCCAGCACAAAGCGCACTTGAACTTCTTGTAAACAATCAAGAGTTTAAAAGCTGGTATTCAGCAAGTACCACATACTCAATATCAGGAAATACTTTCACTACTCCTAATGCTGCATCAATCGCATTCATTGAAACTGGTAAACACAGACAAGCCGGTTTTCTAAAAAGAGAAAAAGCGACAGAGACATTTGTTTTCAAAAAAATCGGATTGCCTTCTTCATCTTATAGAGACAAATCTGAATTGTCATACGATGTTAAAAAATTTCCTGCACAGGCTAAAGCAACAAGTTCGTCAGGGGCTACCATCTATGCATGGAACGTCGAACAAGAAAAGGACATGACTCTTAGCCCAGCTACAAAAGTGGAAGTGGCATTAAGTGAATTAACAGTTGATGCTGCAATGAAAATTGCAGCAAAGCCAAGCCAGCCTACTGCAACCTCAGCAACCTCAACCGCGTCAAGTTCAGCCGGTTCTGCTGGATCAGCTGGATCAGCTGGTTCTACTGGAAACATCTCAACTCAAACTCCGAAATACGCAGGATTAAAGCTTACTCAAACATTTGACCAAAAGATTCAAGATTTGCAAAAATTAATCGTTGCTAAGGGTGGCGATGCCGCTGCTGCAATCACAGCTAAAGGCGGAGCAATTGGAAAATACGGATCAGGTACAGCAAAGGCAATCGGAATTTTAGCTGGAACAAATAAAGAAGAGAATGAAATTACTGCCGATATCGATGCTAAGTTACAAGCTGCTCTTGCTGGAGTAACTGCTGACCAGATTGCAAAAGTTCAAACTCCTGCTGCAAAAACTGGAGGCGCTTCACAAGCTGCAGCTAAGCCAGCAGTCGCTAAACCAAAAGCTGTCGCTAAAGCTGACCCAGGATTCTAATAAAAATTAATAAAGTATACAATGATTAACTTAAACAATTACGCAATATTAGCTGAACAGAAAAAATACGGATACCTTGTAACCGAAAGTATCGATTCAGTAAATGAAGCTGCTCCGGACATGCAAACTGAGGATGGCGTTAAAAAGGTGTTGGGCGGAAAAACTGACCCAAATTACGTAAACCAATGGAATCAATTAGTCGATGATGTGGCTACTCGTAAAGCGGCAGGTACGTACACTGTGACAATCAATCACGATGACAATAGGCCAATGGTAACTTTGCAATATCAAATCGGTTCTGATCTTAAGCCTGTAAAAGGTAGTGTTAAACTGGCAGCAGCGACTGCAGCGCCAGCAACAGCGGCTAAAACCTATACGGATGAAGAACTAAAACCGACAGTTGACATCTTAGTTGATGACCTGGACGGAATTGTTACAATTGCGAACTTGAACAGCATCAAGACCAATTTAACAAAGTATGTAGGTCAATTTGGATTAGCGGATGATGACACTACGAAAGTTACAGCGATCGGTCGTATTTTAACTCTGTATAAGAGAGATGAAAGTGGAGATACCTTAACTGGTGATATAGCTAGTGTTGGAACTGCAACATTGGGAGTTGACGCTGAGAAGTTAAAGACTCAACTCGCAACTTTACTTAAACCCTATAAAGAGCAATAATATGCTAATAATAAACGTAAAAGATCACGGATCTTTAGACAGAGCTCTTAAGACCCTAAAAAGAAAATTCGAACAGGTCGGAACAGTTAGAGAACTTCGCTCGCGTAAGGAGTTCACAAAACCTAGTGTGAAGCGTCGAGCTGAAGTACTTGATGCTAAGTACCGACAAACATTTGTCAAGAATGATTAAAACATTTTCAGACTTTTTGAACGAGAAAAAAAAGAATTGGGCCGGTGCTGGAGTTGCGATCGTGTATGACGCAAAAATCCTGTTGGTCCATCCAGCAAACGGAAGTTGGGTCAAACCCATCATGGGAATTCCAAAGGGCGGAATTGAAGAGGGCGAAGATCTTTTACATGCCGCACTTAGGGAACTTAAAGAAGAAACCGGTATTGATCTATCAGCGGATAAGCTTGAACCTAATGTTGAGACCGTTGAAATTTTTAATAAGGACGGCAAATATCAACACTCATTACACTATTTCGTCTGCAGAATAAATGATCTTTCAGAAATTGGGCTAGACTCTCTTTCGGTTCCGAAAACTCAATTACAAAAAGAAGAGGTTGATTGGGCAGGGTTCATCAACATCAAGGAAGCCTATGGAAAGGTTTCACGAGCTCAATTAATAATATTAGACAGACTTTCCTAAAACTTATTCATCCAGTTGAGTAAAATTATCTATTAAAATCAAAATTTTATTCAAATGGAAAACACTCAAGAATTATTAACCGATGCATTAGTTGCCGAAGAAACAGCAGTTGATGTTGTTGAAAATGTGGTTGAAGAAACTCAACCTGAATCAGAATTTAGCCTAGACGAAGAGTTCATGAAGGAAATCGGAAACGGCTCTCCTGAAGATGCTAGCGGTTCTCAAGCTGAACAATCTGCACTAGACATGTTAATTGCACGTAGAACTGGATTCTATCCAATCAAGTTAGACATTGCTGACTTAAAATGGATCAAGAATTCATGTAACTCAGGCAAGTTCACATTCACTGGACCAAACGAGGCCTTCATGTTAATGAATTGCTTTATGGGAGTTTCAGCAGCAATTGCTAGGCTTGAACAGGAAAAAGCTGAAAAAATGGAATCTACTGGATCAGTAGAGATGCAAGCTGCCGCAATCGAAGCTGCTGCAATCCTACTTAACAAGTATGAAGGTTCTGGCCTTGAATCAGCTCAACGCGTTTTCAGAATTGCAATCGCATTAAATGGTCCAGTAATGGAAATGAAGCAACTTGATCAGATCATTAATCAATTAAAAATCGAAGAGGCTAAAAAGGATGAGCTTGCAAATCAAGCAGACTTGGAAAACACTCCAGTAAATCCTAGCTAATTAAATACAATTATTCTTTAAAAGCCGCGACAGCGGCTTTTTTTGTTTAGTATAATAACCAATATGACAAAGCACGATTTTCAAACAGTTGTAAATTTCATTGAGGAAATGAAAGCAACTTCATCAACCAACGATAAAAAGTCAATTCTGCAAAAGTATGACTCGCCCGTGCTCAGAAAGTTATTTGAATACGTGTACTCTCCTTTCAAACAATACTACGTCACGTCCGATAATCTAAAGAAGCGTCAAGATCTTAGTTTTGATAACTATGATGACCTGTTCAGCCTACTCGATGATCTGAACGAACGTCGTGTGACTGGTCACTCTGCAATTCAATCCGTGAATGGATTTATTGAAAAGAATAAGGAGTTCGCAGATGTGATCTATGATGTGATAGACCGTAACTTAAAGACCAGAGCAACCACCACACTAATCAATTCTGTTATGCCAGGAACGGTTCCAACATTCGATGTTGCCCTAGCTGAAAAGTTCGAAGGCAATGAGAAAAAGGTTAATTTTGACTCAGGCGAATGGTGGGCCAGTCGTAAGCTTGATGGAGTCCGATGCATTGCCGTAATTGATGAAAACGGAGACATTAAGTTTTATTCTAGAGCAGGAAACGAGTTTTTAACCCTTGACGTTCTAGCAGAAGAGCTGAAGAGTCTAAATCTTAGATCAGTCGTATTGGACGGAGAAGTTTGCATCATGAAGGATGGTGGACTTGAAGATTTTCAAGGAATCATCAAGGAGATTGGTCGTAAGGAACATACTATCCAGAACCCAATGTATTATGTGTTCGACATGCTTCAAACCGATGAGTTCAATAACCAGTCTGGAGAAATTCCTCTCTCTACTAGACTACTTCAGCTTGGAGTCTTTTTCAGCCTTCATTCTGATCTCAAGTGTGTAGCTCCTCTTGTGCAAATTCAAGTCTCAAGCAGAGAGCACTTTGAAGAAATGGTTGCAGATGCAACCAACTTAGGTTATGAGGGCATAATGATTCGTAAGGATGTTGGTTATGAGGGCAAGCGCTCAAAGAATCTACTTAAGGTTAAAAAAATGCACGATGCAGAATACGTAGTAGTCGATGTGGAGAACGGAATTCATCGAGTGATCGAAGCGGGTCGTGAGGTTGAGGAGGAAATGCTAAGAGCTGTAATGGTTGAGCATAAGGGTAATCGAGTTAGAGTTGGATCAGGTTTTTCAATCGATCAACGTCGTTTCTATTATCAAAACCCCGATGAAATTTTAGGTAAAACAATAACCGTTCAGTATTTTGAAGAAACTACAGACCAGCACGGAGATCACTCATTAAGATTTCCAGTCATAAAAGTAGTTCACGGACAGAAAAGAGAATTTTAATTATACATGCATAAAAGAATAATCCTAGTCGGCCGTGCCGCAAGCGGTAAAGACTACATCCGCAAAAAATTTGAAGCTAGAGGCTTTAGATACGCAATTAGTTACACAACTCGTCCTCCTAGGGAAGGCGAAATTGATAACGTTGATTACATCTTCATTTCTCAGGAAGAGGCTCAAGAAATGATTAAGAATGATGACTTCTATGAGTACGTTGAATTCAATGGTTGGATCTACGGAACTTCAAGAGATCAGTTCGATTACGATGATGTGTTCATCATGACTCCTTCGGGTCTAGCTCATTTGGACGAGGACTCACGTAAAAAATCATTCGTCATCTTCATTGATATTGAAGAAGAGATCAGACGTGAGAGAATGGCGACTCGTAACATGCCAGGAGATTCGGTGGATCGCAGAATTGAGGCTGATCGCAAGGATTTTGAGAATTTTACAAATTACGATATAAGAATAACTAACCCAGACTTTTAATATGGCATTTGAATTAACCGGAATAATCATTGAAATATTCCCAGCACAGACTTTTAACAAGGGCTTTCGCAAACGAGAGTTCGTTATTGAAACGGGAGATAAGTACCCACAAAAAGTAGTTTTCGGACTTGTTCAAGACAAGTGTGACATGATTGACTCCTATGGAGTCGGCGATACAGTTGCAGTTGCATTTGACGTTAAAGGCCGAGACTGGACAGACAAATCAGGTCAAACCAAGTACTTCAATACTTTGGAAGCCTATCGAATCAGCGGTCAGCAACGTGCCGCGGTTAAGGGCAAACAGGTAGAAGAGGACGATGATGACGATGAAATCTTCCGTAGCCTAGGTATTGATACTGGCCCAAAGAAATCAACCGCAAAGGTTGATAAGGATTGGAGCGATGATGACTTACCTTTTGATCTATAAAAATTAAAAAATTAAAAAATAAAATACACATGACAAAATCTATTAAACTGACAATTGCTATTGTAATCATGGCTATCTTAGCAGCAGCTTACGTATGGCACTCAAATTCAACTCACCGTTACGTGAGACACGAGGTTCACTCACCTGAGGCAAAACGCGATCTTGAAGCTCTTGACAAAGCTCTAAAAATCATGAGAGCAAAGGACTGCTCAGATCCATTGAGCTGGTATTATCAAGGGGCAATTCACTGGATTCCAGATACAATTGCTGACAATAAATTGTGCGATTCATATCATACTGTTGCTGACATAAAAGAGGCATGGGATAATTGCACTCACTCACCGAGCGGCAAGGAAAAATTGCATTTCCTAGTTTGGCACAGACTGTACATTTGGCACTTTGAGAAAATCGTTCGTAAACTATCAGGTTACAATGAGTTCACATTACCTTACTGGGATTATTCTGGACCCAACTCAAATAATAAAGTTCTACAAGAAGTATTCAGAACCCCAGGTAGCGGAGTCTATGAAGCTTGCAGATATGATGCCCTAAATGCAGGACAGCCGATTAGCGGAGAAATCGAAAGAGCTCTTGATCTAACCAACTTAATGAAAAAGACCGACTACCGAGCATTCTGTTATCAAATCAATGCAGCTCCACATGGTGCAATGCACGACTACATTGGAGCAGGTAATGATACTACTGGAAATCTAAAGTTCAATAATCCAATCACAAACTCAATCACAAATACTGGCCTAATGGGTTGGGTTCCTACTGCAGGTTTCGACCCGGTTTTTTGGACTCACCATTCTCAAATAGATCGTATTTGGCAACAGTGGACCAATTCAGAAAATGGAAAACCTGTAACTCTAGAAGAGCTCAAAGAGATTGAATGGCCTTATGTTTTCTTTGATGAGAACGGCAAGAAAGTTACCTACACAATAGAACAGGCACTAGATATTATTTACAAAATGGATTACGATTTTGATGATGTTAAAGTGAAGCCTAAAGCCTCTTCTCCAATTGTGAGATCCTTTCCCGAAACTACGTTAGCGGTTCATTCGTCACCAGTTAGCATTAACAGCCAAATAACTGATGCAGTCACTCAATTGCATCTTAATGGAAATCATCCAAAAACAATTAAATTAGTTCTAACCGTTTCATACACAAAAATGCCACATGGAGTTTATGAGGTTTATCTTAATAACCAAAATGAATTTAGCACAAGTGATAATGAGTTTGTCGGCTACATGACCTTCTTTGGAACCGATCACAAAATGTCAGGCGAAAGTTGTCCAAAAGGTTGTTGCACTCCATTAACAAAAGCAGGTCGTCCAACCTTTGTTTTTGAGTACAGTATTCCATACTCACACACGAACAAGGTTCAAATTTATAAACACAATGGCAAGCACACGGGCGATTTAGTCATTGAAAAAATAGAATTCAAGAAATAATGAAATACGTATCAATTGATATTGAAACGACAGGTCTCGACTCAGAGGCCTGTCAAATTTTACAGATTGGAGCGGTCATTGAAGACACAACTGATTTAAAACCGTTAGATAAGCTTCCTCGATTCATGTGCATACTTGAACATGAAACCTATTCCGGCCAACCTACTGCTCTGAGCATGAATTCATGGATCCTAAAGATCCTATCTGGCATGGAAGGTTTAAGCAAGGACGATCGCATTGAATATAGAAAAACCAACAGCATCATTCCGGCTGGACTTGCAGCTAAACAATTACAAATGTGGTTGATGGCGAATGGATTCAAGATGGAATCAACTGGAGCGGTCAAGATCAATGCAGCCGGCAAAAACTTTGCAACATTTGATAAACTTTTTTTGCAAAAGCTACCAGGTTGGGGTTCATGCATTCAAATGAGACAGCGAATCATTGATCCAGCCATTCTGTGCACCGATTGGAAAGAAGATGATAGCTTACCTAACTTGAATATGTGCTTGAAAAGATTCGACTTGCCTGGAGAAGTTACTCATGATGCGTGTCAGGACGCACTCGATGTGATTCGCGT